TTGCTTTTTGTCTATTTGCGTATATTTTAGATCCAGCTTGTACTGCAACTTTAATCGCGCTTAACCACATTTTTTAACACTCCATTTAGTTTTTTATATTTATCTCTTGCATTAGCATCGTCACAATATCGTTTCAACACCTCATCTATTTTTTCTTTTCTTCTACCACTAAGATAATTATATATTTTAAAGAAAATAGCAACAGCTGCTTTTCCCCTGGCTTTCCACCTCCAAGATGGCTTGTGATGCTCAACCCTTTTTTTCATTGATATAACGGTGCCACTAGCAAAAAAAGAGTGTAATTTTCTAATTACATCTTCATCTGTCATTTCAACACCTATACAAGGAATTCTATAATCACTGTTTGGTTTAGATGCTTTTTCGTAACTTATCCAACCTTCACCATCAATTACGCCTGCAAAATAAGCTTCTTGATTATCTTTTTGTTGATCTTTTCTTTGTGGGAACTGTAATACCTTGTGGGTTTGGTCCTTTTTTTGGTGGTGGTCCAAATTTTTTACCACCACTAAGCCCTTTTCGTTTTCTTCTTGACATTTTTTATTTTACCTTTGTTTAATGTTGCGTAAAACACTTCTTTACCTTTTTTTGGTCCATATTGTTTTTTCATAGACGACATAATTGTTTTACCTTTTTTATTCAATGGCATTATTTATCCTTTTTTGGGAATTCTTTTAATTTTTTATTTATTTTTTCTGCAGCTGACTTAAAAGCTGAGGATGTGCTCATACCAGCAGCTCTTGTTTCATCATATTCCTTTTCAAATAATTTTTGAAACTTTTTAGATGCACCTTGGACAACAGGTCTTCCATATTTGTATGCTATTCCGAAAAAATATCTAGCAGCCATTATTTTTTCTCCAATTTTCTTTCTGCAATATCTAATCTTTTGTCTGATTGCTCATCTTGTTGTTGTAATCTGTCATAATCAAAAGCTAAATTGTTTGCTTGTCTAATATTTTCTTGTTCTTGTTTAAATTTAGTCTCATCTGCCTTTCTTTGCATATCCATAGCCCTTAAGTCAACTTCTTGTTGTTTAATTCTAACTAAAGGATCTTGTTTAGCCATATTAGCTTGCATTTCACCCTTTACAAGCTCTTCTGTTATCTCTGCTACTGCTGTAGCTACAGCATTATCATAAGCTATTGCAAAAGATTGTGGATCATTTTGTTCTAATGCCACTAAGTTAGGGTCTTGTGCCATTTGTTCTCTAACTTCTTTCTGCGCTTTAAAAGAAATATGGTCAGAAACGTGTGATTGTAACAACGCATAAACTTGAGGATTGATTTGAACCATTCTTGATTCCATAAATGCTGTGTGTGCAGCTATGTGTGCATCGTGATCTTGAAATTCAAAGGCAGTTAACAGTTGCATTTGCAATGCTCTTGCGTTTTCTTTAGCAGGATCCATTGGTTCAGGCTGTCTTTTAGGTGGTTTTAACAAAGTATCAATCTGTTTTGTGCCTAAAGCTTCATAAACTCGTCTATATGCTTCGTGAATGTTGTGTAATTGTGGATTTGAGCTTGCAATTTGCAATTGTGTTTGCGCTAAAGTTACTCTTTGAGCCATTGACATAATATTTGGGTCTGCAACAGGTAAAATATCGACTCTAGAATCAAAATCTAAAGCTTTAATCTGTCTTGGGCCACCAAAAACTTCATAAGGATACTCTGGTGGTAGATATTCAGAACAAATTCTTGCCAAAATTTTAAATTCTTGACGCATAGCGTAGTAACAACGCTTATGAACACCACTCATTACCCTAGAACCTCGTTCCATTAAGGCAATAGTCGTGCCCACAGCCCTGTTTTGCGTGTCATTACCTACTGCTGTATCGGTTATAGCAGCAAATTTTTGACCCGCTTGCACTACAAAACCAAGTAAATTAAATAAGGTTGTACTTGGTTCAGAGAAAGGTAGATTAAAAAACTGATCTCTAATGTTTCCGCCTGGTGCATCCACATCTCTAAACTCTCCTGGTTGAATTGGTTGATCATCATCCCTAACTCTAATGCCTCTAGACTTAAAACCAGCAGGTAAATTTTTTAAAGTTCCTGCATCTATGAGTTGTCTTAGAGCAACCGTGGCTGCTCTAGATAAACCACCTATCGTATGAATTAATCCAAAGCCATAGAATCCTAAACCAGGTAAAAATTTATAATGAACAAAGTTTTCAACTCTTGTGTAATTAGCATCATCAAGTTTGTAGTTTCTATAGATAGATAATACTTCAGATGAGCTTTCATCAATTGTCACGATGTAAGGTATTTTTATTGCTTTTTTTGTTCTGTTATCAAAGTTTTCATAATCATCTAAATTTAAATCAACGTGCATTTCTAAAATTGTATGTATGTAATCTGTAAATCCTGGTTTCACCCCATCGAGCTCATCTATTTTTTGTTGAAGATCCGTATCTTGTACATTCGGTTTTGGTAATTCTATATCTCTATAAAATTCTGCAGCCATTTTTTTATTTATTTCGTTTTCTGTCATTTTAATGACGTGAGTTATTCTTCCTGCATCTTTCAAATCTGATGCGTAATACGGAACAACTAAATCTTCTGCAGGTATAAATTTGGAAACAGGTCTTCTTAAAAATTCATCATAATATACTTTTTTAAAAGTGGATCCTGATAAAGGTAAGTAATACAACATTTGATCCATATCAGTTGTATAGTCCTCCATCTTCTCCATTAGAAGATAATTCATATATTCTTTGACACGATCAGCTTGTTGTTCGGTAGCCGGTGTTCGTAAGCCGACAACCTGTGTTCTTACTGGGCCGTCACTAGGTAGTAATTCTTTATAAGCAGATGCTTGGAAGGTCGTAGCACTCTCACTTAACAACGGATGGGTGACACCGGAAGCTCCTTTAAAGGGTCTAGTTTGCTCATTGTATTTTACACCAAGCAGATCTAAACCTTTCGTGTAGCCTTCCTCCCAATCTTTTCTCGATTCTTTGTCTTTTCTGTATTCTGTAATTAACTCCATACCTAAACGCTTAAGAGTTCTTTCATCCATATCCTCCGCTAAGTTTGCATTAAAATCATCAGAAATAGGCTCTTCTACAGTCTCCTCTCCCTCAATTTGTATTTCAGGAGGCAAACCTTCAGGTTGTTCTTGAATTTCTTCAACCTTAGTTTCTTCTTCAGTGTTTTCGGTAATTCCCTTTTCTACAGCCATAAGTTAATTTATCATAAGGTTTTAAATATATCCACTACTAAGCCCCCTTCAGACTTATATAGTTTTTGTGTGTATTGCATAGAAGGTGTAACTTCAATAGCAAAAGCATCAAAATACAACCTAGGATCTTCTTTATTAATTAATTTGTATCCTTTCATAGGAGCATTAGAAGCTGTTTCGTGATAATCACTTACGATCTTTTTTCCACCTTTAGCATCTGGATATTTGAAATTTTCAGTCACCACTTCTTTGTAAGGTTTCGAAGGATCTGATTTAGATATTTTTATAGTTCCTGTTTTTGAATCTTGAAACCTTGCAGCCTTTTTCATCAGTTGAGGCATAACTGCTTGACCTTTTTTATCTATACCTTTTCCACTTGCATAACCATAAAATCTTTCGTTACCAGCTTTATAACCTTGTCTAAAATGTAATTTATTAAAAGGCATAACAGCCACAAAATCTAATTTCTCTTTAGCGGCTTTATTCAATAAAAATTTAAGAGCGTAGTCTCCATATGCATCAGCTTCTAAAAACGGAAAATAATCTAATCTCGCATCACCCATCGGACCTTCTTGCATAGTGCGATTTATTTGCCTGTTAGCATTTCTTAAATCGTCAGACAACGCTCTCGCTTTATTAAACTGATTTTTACTTATAGCGTCATCTATGCTTTTCATTAAACCCATTCTTGAATCTAGTAGAAGTTTAATTTCTACATTTTTTTGAAATGGATTCATTCTTCTAATGCCTGTAAAGGCTTCTTTAGATGTTAATTGTTTAGCAATATTTTGGTTAGCATCAGATTGTATTTCGTGAATAACTAAACCTCTTTTACCATCCGGAGTAAACCTTGTATCATACCTAACGTGAAATATATTATTTTTTAAATTAGAGAAATGACCCATATTTTGCATCGGAGATCTATTACCTATAATAGGTTCATCTAATACAAACACTGTCTCTCTATAATTTTGCCCGCCTTGAAAAGTATAATTAGTTTCATTACCGTATTGAGTTTGTCTTACGTTTCCAGATCCTCTAGATATTCTAACACTTTCATCAACGTTACCTTTTATTTGATTGATTAATGTTTTAATATTTTGTGGTGGAGAACTTATTGAATCTAATTCTTTCATTAATAATTTGTAAGATTGATTAACTCCATTTGCATTGCCCTCATATAATGCACGTTTTAATGAGGCCATAGACGTTGAGATATTATTATAAACTGTTACTGGTAGATTAGCCGTCTTATTTAAATCAAACATCATATTTTCTGCACCACTTATTAATTTATTCATTTTTCGTGTATTAAAGACCCCACCATATTCAACAGGTTTTAATCTATTAACAGGATTCATTTTAATTACATTACCAATATCTTGTGCAGATAATTTTAAATTAAATTTTTTTGCTGCACCAAGTAAACCACCTGTTACGTTCCCAACAGAATCAAACGTTGCAAGGTTTGTATCAAAAAGTTCTTCTTTGTTTATAGTAGCTTCTTTACCAGCAAATCTTGATCCTTTATCATAAGTAAATTTTTTTGGTCCCCTTTCTATTCTTGAAGTAGGTTTTCCAAAAACTTTATAATTAACTTTTCTTGTAGAGGTAAGATGATCGATCCATTCATCAGCAGAATATTTTCCTGGACCTTTTTTCATAGCCCAATCATAAGCAGCAGATCCAAAAGCAGGTTGTCTCGTTTCACCCATCATTAGATCATCAGTAATTTTACGATCTACCTTAACAGGCAATTGTGC